TGGTTAGTTCAAATCTCGCCATTTAACTAGCGCCAGACGCCAAACCGCCTAAACCGTTGCGCTGCAAGGGATCTCAGCGCAGTGAGGGCAGGCGGTTTAGCGAGGGTTTAGCATTGGTTTAGTGATTAAACTACCCGTGCTTGTCAGCTTTGCTGAGTTTGCGATCTTGAAGGGCTGCACGAAAGGTGCGGTTACCCACGCAAGCAAAAGCCGCATCGCTGCTGCCATCGTTGACAAAGACGGTCAGCGGTGGCTTGACCGCGACCTGGCGCTGGAGCTGTGGAACAAGAACACGAGAGCCACAGCCAATAGCAAGGTGTCACCACCTGCGGATCCAACACCACGCGAGCTGAAGCGCCGCCTTGAAGCATTGCCGGATGACGAGATCCCGGATCTGAATGAAAGCCGCGCAAGGCGTGAGCATTACCAGGCCGAGCTGGCCAAGCTGCAGGTGAGCCAGCAGCGCCGCGAACTGATCAGCGCTGATGAGGTGAAGAAAGAAGCGTTTGCGCTGGGGCGCAGCATCCGCGAAGCACTGGCCAACCTGGCCGATCGACTGAGCCATCAACTGGCCGGCGAGACGGATCCGGTGGTGATCCATGAACTGCTCAGCCAGGAGCACCGCGCGGCACTGTCGGAGCTAAGTGAATGAACGCATACCGCGGCGGTTTCCTCGATGGGCTGCGACCTGATGCGCAACTGACGGTCAGCGAGTGGGCCGATCAGTACCGGATGCTGAGCAGCAAGGCCAGCGCAGAGCCGGGGCCATGGCGCACCAACAGGACGCCATACCTACGCGAACCGATGGACTGCCTGAGCACTGGCAGCACCGTGCAGCGGGTGGTGATGATGTTCGCAGCGCAGACCGGCAAGACCGAAGCCGGCAGCAACTGGCTCGGCTATGTCATCCACCATGCACCGGGCCCGCTGCTGGCGGTGCAGCCAACGGTTGAGATGGCCAAGCGCCTGAGCAAGCAGCGCCTTGAGAGCATGATCACCGATACGCCAGTGCTGGCGGAGCGGATCGCACCTAGCCGCAGCAGGGACAGTGGTAACACGATGTTCAGCAAGGAGTTTCCAGGTGGAATGCTCCTGCTCACTGGCAGTAACTCAGCCACGGGGCTGCGATCGACGCCGTGTCGCTACATCTTCCTCGATGAGGTGGACGCCTTTCCGCTGGACGTTGACGGCGAGGGCGATCCGGTCAGCTTGGCCGAGAAACGGGCGACGACGTTCGCGCGGCGGAAGATCTTGCTGACCAGCACGCCGACCATCAAGGACTTCAGCCGTATCGAGGCGGAGTATGAACGCAGTGATCAGCGCCGTTACTTTGTGCCATGCCCAAGTTGCGGCGCGATGCAATGGTTGAAGTGGTCGCAGCTCAAATGGGAGAAGGATGATCCGAGTAGCGCGGCATACGAATGCGAGGCGTGCAAAGAGCGATTCGGGGAATTGCACAAGCCTGCCCTGCTGCGCGGTGGTGAATGGCGCGCCACTGCACCTGGCGATGGCGGCAAGACTGCTGGCTTTCAGCTGAGTGGACTCTATTCACCGCTTGGCTGGCTGAGCTGGGGCGACATGGTTGACGAGTTCATGCGCAGCAAGGCGGATGCGCCGATGCTTAAGAGCTTCGTCAATACGCGACTGGCTGAGACGTTCGCAGAGGACTACGCCAGCAAGGTGAGCGCCACTGGATTGATGGAGCGCTGCGAGCACTACAAACCCGGCACTGTGCCCGATGGCGCGTCGGCCATCACGGTCGGCGTTGACGTGCAGGACAACCGGCTGGCGATCAGCGTCTGGGCATGGGGCCGCGACGAGGAAGGTTGGCTGTTGGATCACCAAGAGATCCACGGTGACCCGAGCCGCGCAGATCTATGGAAGCAGTTGGATCAGCTGGTACTACGCGAGTGGCCGCACGCGCTGGGCCATGGCATCCGGCCGCATGTGGTAGCGATTGACAGCGGCGGCCATTTTACGGCTGAGGTTTATCAGTACGCGCGCGAGCGCGGCAGGCAGGGCGTGATTGCGATCAAAGGCGCCAGCCAGCGCGGCAAGCCACCGATCGGCAAGGGCAGCCGGGTGGATCTCAACGCCAAAGGCCAGACCATGAAGCGCGGCGCGGTGGTGCATCCGGTCGGCAGCGACACGATCAAGACCACGCTGTTTGGTCGGATCAGGCATAGCGAGCCGGGGCCCGGCTACCTGCACTTCCACATGGATGCAACGGTTGACTACTTCGAGCAGCTGACCGCCGAGAAGCAGGTGATGCGATACAACCGCTCAGGATTCCCGGTGCGCGAATGGGTCAAGAAGCCATCAGCGCGAAATGAGGCGCTGGATTGCCTTGTCTATGCCTATGCCGCGCTGTGCCATCTCTACACGCGCTACGACCGGCGGACGATATGGGATCAGCTGGACAAACCAGCAGAAGCACGCGCTAAGCCATCGCTAAGATCAGCTAAGGCTGGGTCAGCCTTCCTTAGCAACTGGTAGCAGTGAACATCCCTGCGACAATCCGAGCCGGTGACACGGTGAAATGGCGGGATGATGCCAGCGTGGATGCGTTCGGCAATGCCGTCACCAGCGGCACATGGACGCTGACCTATTACCTGCGCACGAATACCGCAAGCGAAGGCGCAACCATCACCGGCACCGCATACGGCCAAGGCTGGGAGCTGACCATCGCCGCGGCCACCAGCGTCGGATTCGATGCAGGGCAGTGGTACTGGCAGGCGATTGCAACTGCCGGCAGCGAGAAGCTGACGCTCGGTGCTGGCCAGCTTGAGGTACTGGCGGCGTTGAACTATGCCGGCGCGCCTGGTGCATTTGATGGCCGCAGCCAGGCGCAGCAGGATCTTGATGCGGTGCAGGCTGCGATTCGCGCGATGGTGTCTGGCGGCGCTGTTGCTGAGTACACCATCGGCAGCAGGCGGCTTAAGAAGCTGCCGCTAACGGAGCTGCTGCAGCTGGAGGCCAAGCTCAAGTCCGACGTGAAGCGTGAGCAGGCGGCAGAGCTGGCGGCCAATGGCCTGGGCAATCCCCACAACCTATTCGTGAGGTTCAGCTGATGGCCAAGAAGCGCAGGCAACAGGCGACACCATCGGCACCGCGGCGGCGGATGTACCAAGGCGCGCAGTTCAGCAGGCTTACTGCGGACTGGGTGACAGGTAACACCAGCGCCGACAGCGAGATCTACGGCAGTGCGCAGAAGCTGCGCGATCGCGCGCGGCAGCTGTGCCGGGATAATGACTATGCGCGGCAGGCATTGCGCGCGATTGAAGGCAACGTGATCGGGCAGGGCATACCGTTTCAGTCGCAGGTGCGAATGCAGCGCGGCGGCAGGCTTGATACTCAGGTCAACGATGCCATCGAGGCGGCATGGCGGCAGTGGACAACTGCGCGGCATTGCCACACCGGCGGCAAGCTGAGCTTTGCCGACATTGAAAGGCTAGTGATCCGCGCCTGCGCCGAGAGCGGCGAGGTGTTCATCAGGCTTGTGCGGCAGAGCTTTGGTGGCAGCACTGTGCCGCTGGCGATGGAGGTGATCGAGGCGGACCAGCTTGACGATGGTCTCAATGGCCGCAGCCAGCAGGGCAACGAGATCCGCATGGGCGTGGAGGTGGACGGATGGGGCAGGCCGATCGCTTACCACTTTCTGGCTTATCACCCCGGCGACTACCAATTCAGCAATCAGCAGATCAGCACGCAGCGCCACAAGCGCATCCCGGCCGAAGAGATCATTCACCTTTACCGCGCCGAGCGCCCCGGCCAGACGAGAGGCGTTACATGGTTCGCCAGCGCAATCCAGCGCCTGCACCATCTGGCGGGATATGAGCAGGCCGAGGTGGTGCGTGCTCGGGCCAGCAGCGCGCTGATGGGCTTCATCACCAGCCCCGAGGGCGAGCTGATTGGCGATGACGTCATGGATGGCGAGCGCGTTTCAAACTTCGAGCCCGGAGTCTTCAAATACCTCAATCCCGGCGAGTCGGTCACAGTGCCGAGCCTGGACAGCCCCGATGGCCAGTTCGAGCCGTTCCTGCGCGCGATGCTGCGCGCCATGGCTGCAGGCATCGGATGCAGCTACGAGACGATCTCACGTGACTTCAGTCAGACCAACTATTCCAGCAGCCGGTTGAGCCTGATTGAAGATCGTGACCACTGGCGCATTCTGCAATCGTGGATGATCGAGAACTTCCACCGCCGCGTGTTCCACGAGTGGATTGAGCTGGCAGTGCTGAGCAATGCGCTATCACTGCCCGGCTACGAGCTGGCACCCGATCGCTTCAAGGCTGCGCGCTGGATGCCACGCGGCTGGGCATGGGTTGACCCTGCCAAGGAAGTGGCTGCATACAAGGAAGCGGTGCGGTGCGGCTTCAAGACACTGGGCGAGGTGGTTGCAGAGCAGGGCGGGGATCTTGATGAGCTGCTGCTGGCGCGGCAGTCCGAGCTGGCGATGCTCGATCAAATGGGCATCGTCGTTGATAGTGATCCGACGCAGGTGACCGGCGCCGGCCAGCAGCAGATGCAGCCATACCCAGAGACGCAGCCACCTACCGAGGAGCCCGCCTAATGGCCAACGTCAACGGCACCGAGATCAACCTGATGCCGACCGCTGGAATGCGCGAGGAGGCTGAGCGCTACCGCGTATGGAAAGCTGATGGTGAGCAGGGCGGCACTGATGTGGCAGCCACCAGGGCATCGCAGATCCTGAGCGGTGATGAGCTCTCACCCGACACCGTGATCACCATGGCGGCATGGTTTGCGCGGCATGAAGTGGACAAGCAAGGGCAGGGCTTCAGTCAAGGCGAAGACGGCTACCCCTCGCCGGGCCGCGTGGCATGGGCGGCATGGGGCGGCGATGCTGGCCAGAGTTGGTCTACATCCAAAGCCGATAGGATTAAGGCACTGCAAGATCGCACGATGGAAAGACCGTATCCCAATGAGCACGCGGCGCGATTGACCGATCCTGATCAGTACGATGAAATCCGGCGCGTGAATGATGAAGGCGGCCCCGGTGTTGATTTCATCTATGGGATCAAGGATGGCAATACCGAGCTGCAGGCCATTCGATTTGATGCAGCGCGGTTCAGCGCCGACGAGGCCCGGCAATGGTTGAGCGACAATGACATGCAGGAGATCCTGTTCGAGGTGGCAACCGGTGAGCGTATGCAGCGCTCGGGACCGGTGTCATTCACGCGTTCAGCGCAGATCGCAGAAGATGACCGCACGCTTGAGTTCCCATTTTCAAGTGAGTATCCCGTTGCGCGTTACTTCGGCAATGAGATCCTGGCCCACACCCGCGAGGCCGTAGACCTTGCGCGGTTGAACGATGGCGCGCCGCTGCTGTTCAACCATGACCCGGACAAGCTGATCGGCGTGGTTGAGCGCGCATGGGTGGATGAGGGCCAGAAGCGCGGCTACGCGCGCGTGCGCATGAGCCGCAACCCATTTGCGCAAGAGGTCATGAACGACGTTCGCGATGGCGTGCTGCGCAATGTGAGCTTCGGCTATGCGATCAACGACATGGAGCAGCGCGGCGAAGACTTTATCGTGACGCGATGGAGCGCGCACGAGTTATCGCTAGTGTCAATTCCTGCCGACCCTACAATTGGCGTAGGGCGTTCAATGGATGCTCCCGTCGCGGCCACAGCCGCATCATTTGTCCCAACTTCTACCGACATGGAAGACACCACCACCGATCTGATGGCGGTGCGGGCTGAAGCGGCTCAAGAGGCTGCCAAGGCTGAGCGCACTCGCATTTCTGGCATCACTGCTATCACCGAGAAGCACGGCCTTGCCGACCTCGGCCGCCAGCTGGTTGAATCCGGCCGGAGCCTTGACGAGGCCCGCGCTGCTGTGCTCGATCAGCTTGGCAGCAAGGCTCAGCCCGTTTCTGAATCCGCTGGCGACATTGGCCTCAGCGCCAAGGAAACCCGTGAGTTCAGCTTCCAGCGCGCGATCAACGCACTGGCCAACCCTGGCGATCGCAAGCTGCAGGAGGCCGCGGCATTTGAGCGCGAGTGCTCCGAGGCTGCCGCTGCACGCGCTGGCAAGGTTGCTCAGGGCATCATGGTGCCGAGCGAGGTGCTGCGCCGTGACCTGACGGTCGGTACCGCATCCGGCGCTGGCGATCTGGTCGGCACTGACTTCCGCCCCGGCAGCTTCATCGAGCTGCTGCGCAACCGCTCGGCACTGGCCGGCCTGGGCGTCACCAGCCTGACCGGGCTCACCGGCAACGTGGCAATCCCGCGCCAAACCGCTGCAGCGACCGCCTACTGGGTGGCTGAATCTGGTTCGCCCACCGAGAGCCAGCAGACCGTCGATCAGGTCAACCTGTCGCCAAAAACCGTAGGCGCTTTCACCGATTACAGCCGCCGCCTGATGCTGCAGGCCAGCATCGACGTGGAGCAGATGATCCGCCAGGATCTTGCCACTGTGCTGGCGCTTGAGATCGACCGCGTGGGCCTCTACGGCCTGGGCAATACCAGCCAACCGCTTGGCATCAAGCTGACCACTGGCATCAACACCGAGAACTTCGGTGCCGCCACCCCGACCTATACCGAGGTGGTGAGCATGGAATCCAAGATCGCCGCGGACAACGCCGACATCGGCGCCATGGCGTATCTGATGAATGCCACCATGC